TCAATATATTGAAGAAAAAAATCGAATATTAGAATTAAGCAAGAAACAACCTAACGACATTTATACAACTATTGGAGAAGAGTTAGGTGTTTACTTTGAAAATTTTGCCAAGTGTACCGCTATATTTGAAGAAGAAGAAAAACACGCATTAGAAGTTTATACAGGAGAAACTAGCTTAGGTAAAAGAGCTTTACAACGTGTACTAATGCAAAGCCGGCTTACTGCCATGCAAGCCGAGCTTAGAGAACTTATGGTTTACAACTGCCCTCCAGAACTGGGTGACCTATACACCCGTGTAGAAAAAATGATGGAGCGCATGAAAAAAGAACAGGCTGTTGCATGGGCGAAAAAAAGAGCAGCAGATAGAATTGCAGAAGCAAAAAATAGAAAAAGAATTCAACATATAAAAAGTAATGCTTACAAGTACACAATAACACTTGTAATTATATTGTATATAATTTGGCTAATATGGGCCGTAGTCCAGGTAAGGATAGAAAACCGACCTGAACTAGGTATTTGTCTGCTCCCAAAAGGAACATGGCCATACCAGCATTATAACAACTTAAAATGGGTTGATTGCGAACCCGAATACCTAATTTTAAAGGAACGAAAATGAAAATCTTACTCTTTGTTATTTTGTTCTTAATGTCAATACTTAATGCAGGTGCTGAACCATTAAGATTAAAAATTACTCCTGTAAATGGTGAGCAGATAATATCTTACGACGCTGATGATTGGTACTTTGTTGCAAAAGAATCAAACTATAGCGTTTATCTCGCCAAAGGTGAAATTGAAAATAATAACGGCTTTTTAATGATACAATCACATACAACTTATGATAACCATGAAATTTACAGCTATATGGAAAAACCTGTAAAGAGAGTTTTTACTTACGGTGCATTAAGTTGTGAGGAGAAAAAACTTTATTTACTTGGTAGTCTATATTCTGCAGAAGACAATACCATTCAATACCTACAATATCACGACATGGGTACTTGGGTATCTGATTTAACCACAGAAGGTACGGCACGAAATGATGTGTATAAGGCCGTATGCAATACTTCTATATAATGGTTGCGGGGAAAGGATTCGAACCTATGACCTCTGGATTATGAGTCCAGCGCGCTACCTCTGCGCCACCCCGCGCCTGACTATCCCCTGGCTCTACTCTATAATTATCTTCAACCGAGTCAGGGGTAGAAACTTCTAAAACAATTCCTTCTTCTATACAATGCAGTTGATGAGGAGTCAATGGAGGATTATGTATAATATCTCCTTCAACAGCCTCACGTGAATAACGATCTGCAGTCTCAGTATCGATCCAGGTAACTAGAAACTTACCTTTAATAATATACCAGGTCTCTTCTTTGACTGCATGAAAATGCATAGAAAATTTAGCACCTTCTTTAAAGTGCATAAACTTACTACAATACTTATCTGAAGTAACCCAGATGTCCTCAAAGCCCCAGCCTTTTTCTACCTTACCGTTCAATCGCATCGATATCCTCTTTAGTTAGTGCATACACACCAAAATGTTGTACTGAAATAGAAGCAGCTTTATTAGCAAATTCAATAGCTGTTTCTATACTTCGCGTTTCAAGATACTTATACACTAATGCAGCAAGAAAAGTATCACCAGCCCCACATACATCATGCATTTCAACTTGAGGTGTAGGATAAATTTTATCCTTATACATTGCACCTCGTGCTCCTAGTGTAACAATAGTTTTATGTGTGTTAGTACTGCGATTTTTATATTCGTCTTCATTAACCTTGACATAAAAACCGTCAAAGATATCTAACTCTTTCTTTTTAGTATCAACGAATACCGGGCCTGTAAATTCTGACTTACCTAAGGACATAGCTAACTGCCAATCAATCGTCCCTTTATTATAATCGCTTAGAACAATAGCATCAAACGAATTTAAATCAATCGAACTTAGACTGATCGGTTTAGAAATTTGATCATCATCAAATCTTAATAGTTGATATTTTGTTTTGTTATCTACAAAACGTGTTTTTGTACTTGTTCTAAGCCCATGCTTATAGGTAACTTTTAATCCAAATGCTTCAAGATTACGTTTAACATTACCTGCCATACCATGAGAAATAGTCTCATGTGTCATACTTAAGATAGGTATAGGTGCTTCTGGACTGATACGTTTGACATCACCAAACTTATAGATGTCTACACCATCATCCCCTATCAGTAATACGTTGTATTGTTCTAGTCGTTGAATATTCATCTATCTTATCAAAAAAGTGTAGGTGTTTAGCCCACCTTGACCCAATAACAGGTTTATCAACATAGTCATTACCAACTACCATATGTATGGGTCTAATTTTCATTACTAAGGAATCAAGATCCTCATCACTACTGAATATTATAACCTCATCTACCCATCTAATCGCTTCTAACATGGTTCTACGTACACCAACATCATTAATAGGGCGATCTTCCCCTTTCAACTGTTTTACACGAAAATCACTATCGATAGCAACAAAAAGCCGATCACCTAGCTCTCTTGCATATTTAAGAAGAGAGAGGTGACCGGGGTGTAAAATGTCGAATGTACCGTTTACGAAGACATTTCCTGCCATGGATACTTACCCTTATATTTTTCTTCCATTTGAGCATTACCTTGTAAGAAGAATTCCGGTTGCACCGAACCTTCATTACCACCACAACGGTAGTTTAGTGTATAGTGGCCAGTACAGCCAAAGTTTTTATGTTTAAAGTGGTCTTTCAAAATCGTAAAGAAGCGTCTATCTGCACCCCAACCATGATGCCAAAGATAACTTACCTGACTAAAGAATTCAGTCTTGTAGCAATATGAACTAGTATCAACCAGGAATGCATCCTCATTGACCCATACCGGCCATCTACCTAATGACTCACAATTGTCATCACAAACATAGTTACCATTCATATCATGAATGCGTCTTAACGAATAAACATAATCAAAGTTAAATCTCTTGATCTCTGCAAGACATTTTTCTACATGATCGGGTTGAAACCAATTGTCTTGATCTAAAAATAAAACGTACTCATGTGGTATCAAATGACCAAATGCAGCCATTACTCTATGACCGTAAAATCCTCCACCACCCGTATTGAAGGGTAGATAACAAGATTTAATTCTATCATCGTAAAATTCTGTTACAATATTTTCAACTGCAGATTTAAAATTATCACCATCGCAGACTAGCAAAAGATCAACATCTACCGTTTGTTGTAGAACTGATTTAATAGCATTAGCTACGATTTCATCTCCAGTTGTAGGTATAATTACCAGTGCGTTATTTAATCCCATAGTCCTTGATAATACTTTCCAAAAAGTCTTAGACCGTTTGAGATACGATCCTGCATCTCTTGACGGCCTTTCCAATCACATGTACGATTGCCCGTACTAACCATTGTTGCCAATTTTTCTACTTTATTTGTAATGGGGTTAAAGGTTTCTTCGTCAGTTTCTTCGAAGTCAATATCACCCCATTCGCCAGACCAAAACTGCTCGTCCCAATCTTCGTTTAATACACACTCAAAAGCAAAAATCATTTCGTTAAGAACCCAGACCCAACGACGATGAGTCATATCCCAAGAATCGTTTTCATATTGTTTATGATCATCAAATTTAAATTCTAATTGAGATGACCAGTCTTCATGACCTACCGTGCGAAGCTCTCCGGGTACATCTTCTAGATCAACTAAAGGTGACCCATGTTTAGTATCTCTAAGCTGTATAAGCATAGGTAAAATAATAAGAGCAAGAGTATGATCCATTGACCAAGTATCATAAGGATCAATCTTAATTTTTATTTTACGTTTTTTCTTGCTCTCGACCCAATGGCAAAAACGAGTAAGACCTGGTATGTTTTTATCTAACCAGGTTCCAAAATCGTGTACACGATTATCATCATACCTGTCCATCCAGAACAAGATCTTTTCCGCAATCTGATACGGACCAATCCAATTACGATACGGGCCTATCTGTACCTTCATCTCGTTCCTTTTTAGTAGCATTCCTAACTATTAAACTACCATTTTCCATATCGAAGTTAATAGTATCACCTTCACGCCAATCATTCTCTTCTAAAAATTCGGGACTGAATTCTAGAATCCAGTCCCCTGAGCCATCTTCGGCTTCTATAAGTTTACCTGGTGGGTTTTTCATTAATAACCTAGCTTCTTTGAATCAAATACTAGTTCTTTATCTGGATTTGTTTCTTTTATAACATCTAACATCATTTCCACAAGATAAAGTTCATCTTCCTTACCTTTTTTCCTAAGGTAGTACATACAGTCATTAAGATAAGAAATTATTTCACGTCGATAAGAATTACGAATATTTGCTCGTGCTTCTTTCATATAGACTCCATCTCAAAAATTATATAAACGGGCCTCAGTATTATCTACTGCATCGATAAGATTATCAATAGTTACTTTAAAATTTCCTGTATGGAGTATACCAATACCACCTGCATTGAACCATTGATGAATGTTTGAACGTTTATCATCAACTAAAATGTCCCCGGGTTTGGCCCATTTCTGCTTATCACGGGAATACGGGCCGTAATTAACTTTAAACCCCGGGAAGTACTTATCTATCCATTTTTTCTTATCTAATGCTGCGGAGGGCATAGTAGTAACCCTTGGTACTGCAGTAAGAAATTCTACGTTAAACCGAGTCGAAAAACTTTTAGCAACACCAACTAGTTTAGTAGAATCTTCTATAAGGGGTAGTTTAAAATAAAAATTTTCAACTGATTCCAACTTATTCCATTCTTCAGTCGTAAGATCTTTTCCTTCCCATCCAACCTCACGACCCAGAATGTCAGAAGCGAACTTGTTGAAGTCCGCTACTACCCCATCCATATCTAAGTAGATGGTTCTCATTTTAGTCCTTTGTGTCTAGTTCCTTCAAACGCTCTTCACGAGACATACGTGTACCGGAGGTATTATATGTAAGACGTCTACCTTCTTCTAATGAAAGTTTAAGCATTACATAAGCACGATAATGGTTGTTTTCCCGCACCACCTTTAGATTCTCACGGCGATAGAAACCTAGCTTCTGCTCTGTACGAAGCTTAGATACTCGATCAATTTCCCGTTCAACGTCTTTAACACCATATCCAGACTCAAGCGCTGATTCGCGTGTAAGAGAATCTACTTTTACACCAAGCTTATTAGCTAGTTGTACTTTGGCATTAAGAGTTGCCTTATCGATAGCAAACTGCATATCTTTTGATACATCGGTAGCGGTGACAGTTAGCTCAGTACTATTATCTACTTCTTTTTCTAGAAACCATGCAGGTACTTCATTAGTTTTAGAAGCAGTAATTTCAACCATCTTGTCATCCTTATTACCCAAACTAGGTAAAGAAGAACAACCCCATGTAATCAGGCTCAATGAACAAGCTAGGAACCAAGTAATCATACGTTTCATCTTTCACTCCGTTTAATCATAATATTATGCTGAATAAGTTTTTTATCGAAATTAGGGATAGACTTCAACACCTCTTTTAAATTATCTTTACTTATTTCCCGAAGATCAAAATCTTGTCTGCGTTTAGTAAATAAAAATAACAACGACTCGTTAGAAAAACTATCCCCTTTTTCTAACGTTGCTACAATCTGCGTATCTTTACCAGGAAAATCAAACCTATCATCGATAAGATTATTTGTATTATAATCGTTTGGAAATAAAATATCAACACCTTTCTTATGTAAAGAGAATACGTAAAGATAAAGCGGCTCACTTACGTTAACCTTTACACTAATATTATCTCCGGGATAATATATACGATTTAGTTTTACAGATGCTCCAAGCTGTCTTGATTTTTCTATTTCTACTTCAACTTCAACATAACATATATTATTATCTGATCTAGTTATAGTTTCGTTTATTTTTCGAACAGAGCCAGCTGTAGAGGAGTCAATCTCTCTAATATAATTACAGTACGAGTGTTGTTTCGTGTCTACACAAGACTGTTCGCTTTCAACAGTAAATTCTCTTCCAGCAAATTTTATTAAAGCATCTTCTAAAGCTTTATTTTGCGCTAATACACACGCATTTCGTTTTTGTTTAGGGTTGTCAAATTTATGTTCCCCGCTACCATACGATACTTCTAGCGCATGAGCAGATGAACAAACTAACAAGATCAGTAATAGCTTTTTCATTTAGTTGGCGGGGCAGGTAGACAAACTACTTCCACAACGGTTTCTATTCTATCCCAATATACATGATTCGTTGGAACGTAATAACAAACGGGTTGTGGTGGTGTAGTTGCTGCAGCCGCAGATACAACAGTAGCAGCTACCGCTTTTGAGATCACAAAAGGCATAATATAATAAAATAAATTACTGCACGCAGACCATTACTTCATTACGTACCATGCCTGTCAAAGGGTCACGAACAGGAACTAGACAGTTATACGTCTGCTGAAAATAATTTTGAACCGGTGTATGATAAACGGTGCGAGGAGGCAAAGTAGCTATACCACCAGGACCGTAAACCTGTGGTGGGTAAGCGTAAGGTTGTTGTGATTTTGACATAACAGAACCTAGTATTACGCCACCTACCAAAGGAAGAACCCAGTCACTAGCTAAGGCATTACCTGTAACACCAGCAAGTAGTAACGTAACAATCAACTTTTTCATAACATCTCCTTAATGTGTAAAGATATTATAGGCGATAACGATCCAAAAGTCAATCGTTACTATTTGTTATCTTTTTAATAACTTTAAGTGCTTCTTTACGCATTAGGTGAGAACGAACGCTACTTGGTTTATGTACCGTTACGTACTCAACCCCATCAATGAATTTAATGTTATTGTAATCCTCGCAAATCCATTCTTCTGAATTAAATGGATTTTGAAGTCTTACTTTTAACTTCTTCATTTAATAATTCCACCCTTTGAAATAATTTCAAGACCTGATCCAAAGTTTTTGTTATACTGATTGTATAACTCTTCAACTGGATCTTCTACCCAAATTACATTGCTCTTACTAACATGTAGCGTATGATTTACAGCAATAGTACCAAAGGGAAATAAACCAATAGTAACTTCACCTTTTTTATCTTCTGAAGGGGGTGTAGGGAATAAGTTGACTTTTACAGGTAGTCTAAGAATGTAGGTATTTTCATCTAATTCTTCTAACTTTGCAATTACTTCTTCACCTGTAATAAGCTTAACATACTTTATCATTTATAAACCTTTCAATGAATTCATGAGCTTTTTCTTCATCATAAAACATTTTTATGTGAGTATTAATTGTACGCTCATTGTGTAAAAAAATCAATATCTGATCATCAAAGGAACTGGCTTTGATTAGCCAGTCCCCCAACATTACGGTTTGTAATGTTACCAGATGCATTTACTCGTCGCTTGTCTCTGTTAAAAGCTGCTTTTCAGATTTAGTTGTAATAATATCTTCTTCGCTCTTAACTTCAATCTTACGTGGCTTCTTATGCTCCGGAATAATTCTTTCCAAAGCAATCTTAAGCATGCCATTGAGTAATGCAGCATCTTTAATCTCAATTTGATCATCGATTGCAAACACTCTTGTAAATGCACGATTGGCAATACCCTTCCATAAGAAGTTGTCACCATCATCCTTAGAATTACCCTTAACAATAATCTTATTATCCTCAAGAGTAATCTCGATATCTGATTTTGCAAAACCAGCAACGGCAAGCTCAATCACATATCTATTCTCATCCGCCTTACGAATGTTATAAGGTGGATAGTTAGGAATATTTTTGGCGATCTCGTCATGCATTTTAGCCATGCGATTAAAATGATCATCGAAACCAACAAAGAACTTATCAAAGTCTTTTGTCAAAGCGCCAAAATCTTTAGGTGAGTTAGGAATTAGCCAGTTCATTATTTTGCCTCCTTGTTAAAAGTTTTTTCAACAACCGCCTTTGCTGCAGCACCAGTTACATCATACCAGGTTTTTGTAACCTGTTTAGTAAATGACGTCTGAGCATCAACAAATTGTTGAAGAGGCTTACGAACTGCTTCTTCTTTAATGAAGGTGTTTAGCCAAGCAGATTTGCTTGACTGGATGGCGTCAATAGCCATGTCAGCGTAATACAACATCGTTTTCTCCTTGTTAAGCGAGTTATAGTTTGTAAAACCTATCCAATTGGCATAGGTCGGACAGTTTTGATCTCCGTGTCCAGGGAGATTCCCCAATCCGAGGAATGTATTATATATGTTTATTCGTCGTAATCCAGTTTCTTTTTACCGATATTATATTTAGTTTGCAATTCCCATTCATCCTTATCTTTAAAAGCAATGACTTTAATTTGGGAAAGAGGTGCTAAATCTGAGTAATTATTAGGGCTAAGAATTTTAACTAATCCCCAGTCCGATAAAAGCTTTGCAATAGTATTACGTCTTTGTAAATCATTATCTGTTAGATCTGTATTCTTACCATCTAATGCAAATAACTCTTTAAAATGTACAATGTAATATCGTCCCTGTTTGTGTAATATATGACAAGATTGATATAAAATTTTATCTTTTCTAGAAGCTACACCGATTCTTGTTAATGTCTCACGTACCTTAAGGAAATCATCCGGTTGTACTAAGGTTACTTCTAAAGGCGCGTAGCCTGCTATGTCTACGCGAAAAAAATCATTTGACATCACGTCCACCCTTTTTTAATTTTTGTTTTAAATAATCTATCTGCGAATCCGATAGAATAGAAAGGGCTTGGCGAGCTTTTTCAGTGCTGTAACCATAGTATTCTTTAACTATATCTATCGCTTCAATTTTCTGAGCCTTGATCCATTTATTGAATCGTTTTCTGGGCCTGATGATATTTATAAGAAAATCGAACTGCAGTTTCTTGTCCAAATGCGGTCTAGAATTCATCTCATTCGCTTGAATTACCGTATCTGAACCAAAGGATAGACCTTTATTAATAACATACGAATTGTACTGTTTTTCTGACCATTCATCTACTATAAGCTTACCCTTGCCAAAGGAGATAGCATTTATAAAGTCAAATGGAGAAATAACGGGTGGTTTTTCTTCTTCCTGTTTTTCAACGTCTATAGGTTGCCCGAAAACATCGTTAATATCCATCATGCACGAAGAACCCAGTCTTCTGCTAGATCTTCTGCTTCAGATAATGTATCACAAAACAACTCTTTAGAGGTTTCAAAATAGCTATCGAAACATGTAATTCTATATCCTGGCCCTCTTGGGAGCACCAATGCTGTTCTTTGACCGTCTTCCGATTCATGTTTGCTTAAATATTTCATAGTTTATTTAACCTCCACACTAGCCATAATTTCTGTAAGACAAGCTACTAAGTTAATCTCTTGATCACTTACAAAAGCAGATTTATATTGGTAATCAGCAATGGTAAGAACTAAATTAGGTACTTGGTTAGTCAACGGTAGCACGCTATCATAAATTTTTCGAAATAATGAAGGGGGATCATTATCCATGTTATTAGCTACCCATGTACGCATCTTCTTCCAGTCTTTCTCCCTCAATGCGTCAATCAATTCTTGAATATTAGCATCACTAACGTTAGTAAGAACTCCTTCATCAATAGCACCTACTTGAGAATATCTTTGTAACTCATTTAAGGTTCTACGAAAGTCAGGGAAGAACTTTTCAACAACTTTTGCTACTACCTTTTTATTAAACGCAACATTCTCACGCGTAAGAATATCGGTTACTCTTTCAAAAAAATCAACCGCTATTTTTTGCTTTTCACTTTTAGGTATCTTAAATTCAACTACAGCGCATCTACTATGA